AACTAGAATTTCACTAGAAAGAATGTTAGCAAGTTCTGCTTCTGCATCCAATCCATGAACAGCACGTAAATCCTGTGCTAATTCCATAGAATACGAACCCTTGAGAGCACGTGTTCCAGCAGCGATGGAAATCTTCTCAATTGAGAAAGACATCTCACCAGCAATATCACCTTCACCACCGTCTGTTTCCAGAGCACTTGAAGCAGCATATTCTTCTTGAGTTTGACCAGTTCCGTCAGCAGCTGTGATCAAAAGACCAGGCGTCTTGACTGTATCACCAGTATTAGCTGTTCCAGATTCACTTGCGACTGTATCAGCATTAACACCAGGCATTTCAGCACCTGTCATTGAATTAACACGACTCTTGAGTGCGAAAATAAGACCTGTTGGCCCAGACATTGGTTGTACACCACAAACGTCATATGCAACTAACTGAGGCATTGCACGGCGAACCATTGAGATCAAAACTGGATCTGCAAAGTCAACGCTTACGTGAGCTGGGTTTCCTGCTACACCACCCAAAGATGGGTTAGTAGATGACAAAGCAATTTGTGTTGTTGCTGCAGTTTCCGACAACAAACCACCACCAGATTGCATTGCTTGATCTTGAGCATATTGAATTTCTGTGTTCTCAAGACACATAGCGGTAACGGCACGTTTGTGACTATCCGTGATCTTAGGAAGATCTGGATGATCCAAAACTGGAGCCCACTTTTCAGATAAATTTTGTTCTAGTTTCATATTATTAAACTCCTATAATATGGATTAAAAAAATTGTAATATTTAATCACGAGCAATAGCTTTACTATATGCTTCCATGATGTTGTTCATCTTAACAGGAGTTTCCTCTTGTTCTTCTGAACTAACACTGTCTTCACTAATAACTTCATCCTTTTTAACTTGACTAGGGAAATAACTTTCCTTAATCTGTTTTACTTTACTTTCAAAATCTTCGACATCGCCTTCTTCAATTGAAACACCTTCTGTAAGTGTCTTCAACTTTTCGGATTGTGTGTCAGCAAGGTCATTACTAACTTCTTCGACAATCTTGTTTTTGCGATATTCGTTAAGTTCACTTGTAACCTTAACGTTTTCTTCGATTTTACCAGTTAACTTAGTTTCTAATTCCTCAACACGATCAAATAAGTTCTCAACCATGTCTACTTTTTCTTCTGGAACTTCGATGTAATGTTCTGTGAATAGACCTTTCAAACCATTAATGAACTCTTCTGTAATTTCACTTCTAAGTGAACTGTCGAGTGCTAGTTCGTTTTCTTTCATCCATTCTTCAACAACATAATTCAAGTATCCGTCAACTTTTTCTGTCAACTCATCTCTAAAGGAGATGATTTCTTCTTGAAGTTTCTGGTTGGATTCTTCTTCTAGTTCTTCGGTCTTCTTTGTTGCAACTTCCATAACTTTCTGATAGACAGCTGCTTCAAAGATTGTTGATGCTTTGGACTTAAATTCTTCAGAAAGTTCTTCACCTTGAACCAATGCTTCGATGTCTTCTTTGACATTGATTTCTGGAATTTTAACTCCAGTTTTTTCAGCATCAGATGGTGGTAATTTCTTTTTCTTTTTACCAATAGCTTGTGAATCATCGTCAGGTTTTGAGTCATCTGGTGATTCTCCACCAAGATCTTCTGCTTCAGCAACACCCATTAAGTCATTATACTTAGCGGTAACTTCTTCTTTTTTCATACCGTTAACTTTGTCAAACAATGCTTTGATCATTCCAGATTTGGTGGAAGGCATTTTGTCTTCTTGAACTGCTTCTGGAGTCTCAACAAGTTCATCCTGCTGTTCTACTTCTTCCAGAACTTCATCTTGGTTTGTAATTTCTTCGTTACTCATTTGAAACTCCTAAAAATTTATAGTAAATTGGTTCGTGTTAATATTTATAATAATCATAACTTTGACATTAGATTGGAAAATTCTCTCAACTTGACTTCTTCAAGTTGTTTGGAAGAGGCCGCTTCAATATTTTTCTTCGCCCTTTCTACATCTTGTTCTCTCAGTAAACCATTGTCCCAAACCCATTCCTTACCTTCCATAATACCTTCAACGAAAGCATTAGGAGCGGATGGATCAGCAACAATGTCTGCTGCGGTTGCAAGAAAAAAATCGTTTTGAACGATCTGTGCTTTGCCTTTTGATTCTGATTTCAAAGTTCCCATTCCCCTTGAGGAAACACCCAACCTTGCACCTTCATCAATAAAACTCTTTACAATCTTTCCATTTGGTGTGTCGAGTATCTTTGCACGACCAACAAAATTCTTTCCTTCTTTTACAAGAGAAGTAATCATATGAGAAGCTTTATCCAAATTGACAGTTGGCCCGTCAGGATGTCCCAACTCTCCAAAAGCACGTTTTGGTTCTACATATTCTTTCACATAACGGTCTACTTCTTTTTCAAGAACATCCAAAGGATACAATCTACCATTTTTATTCTTTACTTCCGATTGCATAAAGATGCCTTCGATGTAATACTGTTTTGGTTTATCAGTACTTGCTTCAACTAGTTCATAATCTACGGCTTCTTGTAACTCGCAAATTAGTTTCATTTTGACCTACCCTTTGTTATTAAATGCAAAATCTAAGACTTTCATGAATGATTTGGTATCTTTGTTCATGTTATCTTGTGTTTTTTTCTTATTACTTCTATTTAGTGTATCGAATGTCTTCAGTACAGTTTTTGCTGATTCTGGATCAATCGGAACCGATGTGCCGGATTTAAACGTTATATCTGATTCTTTCTTTTTTTTTACTATACTTCTTAGTTGGTCTACAACATCTTCCTTGACGTTAACCGATTCTGTACTTGGAACTAACAGATAGTCTCTCATTTTATTGAAACTATTAGATGCTATCGCAATCTTATTAGACCACCAAGTAGGTAAAGATTCCTCAGAATCCATACTTTGTAATTTTGTCATTATCTGACTAGCATCTTCTATAACAATTTTACATTGTCTAACTGCACTTGCAACATCAGTATGACCGTCTTCTTTTATAGATATCAGTTCTTGTTGTAAATCTTTAAATGATTTCATCCTGAGTACGTTCCTACTTTACTTAGTTTAATGTCTGCGTGAGAAGTAAATATCACTTCTGTTGGTAATTTACGAATATATTCAACCTTATTTGCACCAACAGTAGTTGAAGCTACAAGAGTATCAGAACCGTCTTCTACAGTAACTAATCTTGCTGTACTTCCTGCATTTGCACATCTTACTAATGTAGCTGCCAAAACAGTAGTTTCAGAACCATTCGCAGGCCCCGCGATTTCAGTCATTTTAATTTCTAGAATCATTTCTTTCTCCTGTCAATTTCTCGCAACAGCGGACAATAAGATTTCAGCGTGTGCTGCAAATATTTCATCTGTTGGATTTTTATGAATATATTCAACTCCACTTGCTGGTACGGTAAATGTTCCTATATCAGTTCCACCAGCCTCTTCAAGAGTTACTAATCTTGCGTCTGTGCCAGAATTAACACATCTTACTATTGTAGATTTACCCACGTTAGATGCGGTTCCTGTTCCAGTTGGTGCTGCAGCTTCTGTGCTTTTGAGTGTTAGGATCATTGTTCGGTCTCCGTTGTTTGTGCTTCTACTTCTACAGGTTCTTCAACCTTATCCTTAAACATTTTAGCAGAAACTTCTTGTTTTCTTGATGCTAAAGAACTTATTACTTTATCTGCTATAATAGAATGAAATGCATCATCTACTCTTATTGGTTTTGCATCCATTGCAAAATCTACGATGTCTACAGCTTTAAATTCTTTTTGTACTGGTTGTTCTGCCATTTTTATCTCCAAAAAATTATCTATTAATATTTATAAACATTGATGATTGTCTACATATCATCAATTGTCATATCACCATCAAACTCTTTTGCTTTTCTCTCCGCCTCAATTTGGTTGTCTTGGTCTTTTATATCCTTTTCTGTCTGTCTTAAAATATTTTTTCTAAAATAATCTCTCGAATAATAATTTCCAACATATTCTTCCATATTTCTAGCAAGTTCAACTCTCTGTGACAATGTTTCTTGTTGTTTGAATTCGGTATAGTAATGATCTTTTTCAAACTTGTAATGAACTTTGTCTTTTATTTGTGACCATTCTTCAGAAGTTATTATATTCTTCAGTATCAATTGTTTTTCTAGTATTTCGCCGAAAAGCATTGAAAATCTTGTTTGTAACTTACTGATGAACTTACTGAAAAGAAGCTCGTCCCTAGTAATTTCGCTTTCTCTCCCCAAAGAGAAACCAGAGTCAGCCTCTAATCGAGATACAGGAACGTGCATTGATTTGTACATTTTCTTCTGGAAATATTCTACATCTTCCAATTGACCTAAGTTTTCTCCGCCGGGCAATGTAGTAATCTCTGTACCTCTACCACCTTCTCTTCGTGGCAACCAATAGTCTTCTAACATTGATTGGTGTCTTCGATCATCTTTGACTTCACCAGTAGTAGAATCATATACCAAACGATTCTTATATCGGGTCATGATGTCACGAATATATTGTTCTGCTTTTAATTTGGGTAGGTTACCAACATCAATATAGAAGATTCTACGTTCTGGTGCTCTTGAGATACGATAGATAACAATCGCATCTTCGACCATTCGTAGTTGATTGAGTGGTTTGATTGCCTTATGAAGATAGGATAAAACACCAGTTCTCGTAGGATTGAGTAAACCAGAAGTGGAGTATGCAATACTGTCACCCGAAATTAATATACCATCGGATGTTCTGTTTCCCAATCCAGCTTCATTATAGTTGAACATCGCCTGCATACTAACATTTTTTTTCTTTGGGTCAGCAGTATCCTCTGTTTTTATCTGTTTTACTTTTTTAATTTTCGTAGAATCAAGACTTCTAAGTTCAACAATTCCAAGATGTGGATTGTTCTCATCAATCATTATGTGATAGTATAATTTACCCTCCACATACCATCTGCGAAAAATATCGTAACCAAAATTATTAAAATTCAACAAATCCAAGACTGTTTCAAATTCGTTGATTACTTTTGTCTTAATTCCGGCCGACAAATTTGTTCTATCAAGAATGATGTCAACTGGATTTCGAGAATCATCTATTACGATTGATTCATTGATGATGTTATCTATTGCTATTTCGCAATCAGAAGTTTGAGCCATTTCTCGATATTTGAGGATTAACTCCAGTTCGGTTTTATACTGACCATCTAAATCTAGAGAAGTGCCATAAGCACCAGCTCCAGATACCATCATCGAACCATCGTCATTTTCCGGCAAAGTAAATGCAGGTACAAGTGCGTCTGGTGCGCCTTGATTTTTTCTCTCAATTTTGAAACCAAAAATTTCAAAAGCCATTATATTCTCCTTTTATTGTGATATACTTATTCATTATCCAATTTCCCACGAATCATATGCCCAACCACAAGTATACGTTTCTATTGCACTGGAATCCCAACTAAGAGCAATGCTAGATAATGTAGTTGGAAATATTCCTAAAAACTTATATTTTCTTAAACTACTTCCATCCTTACTAAACTGAGTAACAGTTGCAGTTGATTTGTACTTAGCATTAGTACCTTCTTTCTCAGTGGATCTTCCTACCATATTGGTATCTCTAGTATTTAGGTCAGGTTTTGAGATGAGATTTATCCATTTTTCAAGGTCACTTCGTATAGCAAAATCTTCATCGTTGATAATTGTAGTTTCCCACGCATCAAAAGTTCTATCGGATGCAACTTTGAGTGCTTTTCCGTGATAAAATATATCGTATGTTCCGAGTGTGGATGCGGGAATAGAAGCGGCTGAAACTAAAAATGGCATTAAAGATTGAGCAGAAGTATTTATTGGTTGACCCTGCCCAGCTGAGCCAGGAACACCGCCAGTTAAAGTTGTTGGGGATTGTGATAATGCTGTGGGAAATGAAATATTAACATTAAAAAGGGATGATCGAGCACCACCCCCTGTTAAATTTGATTTGAATTCTGAAAGTGCGAAAGCCATTCATTTATCTATTTCTATTAGTTGTGTGTCCAAGTATCAAAACACCATTCGACAGCATACTCCATGAATCCATCGACACTCCAATCTACTGCCATTTCAGCAATAGAAGTTGGCCATATATTGTTTATGGTGTAACTTTCACCATTTCCACCATCTTTATTGATCTGAGTGACAGTACCGACACCTTCCCAATAACTACCGTTCACTTGATATGTGCCGTGTGCGGAAGTTCTTGCTCCGTCCAATTGACCAGAGATTTGACGCATCCATTCGTGAATTCTATTTCTTATTGCAAAATCTTCATCATTGATAATAGTAGTTGACCAATTTGCATAAGTTCTAAATCCAGTATATTTGATTGGTCTTCCACCATAATTCAATGGTGCTTCAGCAATCGTTGAAGCTGGAATAGAAGTTGCTTTAACTAAAATTTCCTCATCTGCTGTAACAGAAAGTTGGCCTGGGTTGGGTGTATGTTTAATCGATACTTTAAATAAATTGGGTCTAGCTACACCACCACCCCTTGCAAGTTGTGATTTAAATGTAGATATTGTTGGGAATGCCATTATTTCCTTTAATTTAAGCTTGATTTCCGTTTGTGGACTGACCCGATATCAATCCGGCACTCATCGTATAATAATCATAACTCCATGTAACAGCAAAATTTTCCATATCACCAACAGTATCATAACTTAACTCTATTGCTGCAACTTCGCTTGGCCAACAATCCTGAAACGAGAATTTCATACCTTTTTTACCATCTTTACCATAATGGGTTAGCTCAATTATACCACTATAAGTTGCGGGTACACCAGATACTCCCACATTAGTAATTGGCTCATTTATTTTATCCGTCCACTTTTCTAAAGCAGTTCGGATGTCATATGTTTCATTATTATAAAAAGTTGTCGATAATGTTCCAAACGTCATTTCGCCAGGAATTTTAACCGTTCTACCAAAAAATTGTTTTTCTATCGGTGTAACAGTCAAGCCAGGTATTGCAGAAGTAAAACACTTCTGTGTGTGATCTGCTGGTATAGTAACACCAGTAGGTGATGTAACTATCGTTAAATCGAATAAACTGGGCCGAGCTCCACCCTGTTTAAGTTTCCCTTTAAAATCTGATATTGCTCCATATGCCATTTAATTTCTCCTAATCTAGTTATTATTATTTATATCAAAAGTATTAAACAGCACCAGTAACTTCAGAGAATTCCACACCACTACGAACAGCAACAAAGTTGAGTTGAATGAAGTTGATAGAACGTGAAGGTTTGACAAAAATGTCACCTCTAAACGAATTAGAATCTACAACTTGAGCAGTATTATTAGAAGCATCACACACAACTTTAAAGTCTTGTATTCCACCTCTACCTTGAATGTCTCTCAAGAAGGGTTCGACCATTGCAACAAACTGAGAACGTGTGAACTCATCGTTGAATTCAAACAACTGGAATCTTGCAGCATTTGCAATTGCTTTTTCCAGTAGAATGAATAGTCGTCTTACGTTGATTCTATCAAACGCAGATGGTTTTGTCAACTGTGTCTTATCTCCAAAAAGGATTGTTCCTTCGCCTGGAAATGAAACAACAGGATTGACTTGTGATTGATACAACTTATCACGTTCTGCTTTCTTAGGATTGTAAGGAAGACTTACAACTCCTTTAATCTGACCTCTGGTAAATCCAGCTGGAGAAAAGAAAGGATCACGAACTTGATCTGTCTGAGCACAAGTTCCAGCAATATCACCATTCAATGGGACAAATCTCATCTTATCGTTATGTTTGTCGAACTGTTGTTTATATCCAGAATCCATAACAGCGTAAGAGGAATTCTTGTTGACTGTATCTCTAAAATCAATTATGTTATCTGTAGCAGTTGAAGAGGATGTTACACCAACAACATCTGCTTTTTCAGGAGAAAAGAAAGCAACACAATCTTTTCTTTGATCCGCGACATTATCGATAACGTGTCTTATGACTGTTGAACTGTGATTACCACACATTACGAGTGAAAGATCAACATCTTCAGCACCTGCCATTAGGTCATATGCACGA